AAAGAAAACGGCTGTAGATTGTGCTTATTTTGATGGTTTTTATTGGCAAAGTATATTTGAGAGAGGCGGAAATGTAGCAAAATTAAAACATATAGACTTTTCTTATATTCGTTCGGGTAAAATGGACGAAATAGGAGAGGTAAACGAATTTCTTTTTTCTCCCGATTGGGAATATGCTACTACTAAAACAAACTATAAACCAGAGGAAGAAGTTTATAAACCTAAACCTATTGCAAAATGGGGTAGTGATGATCGTTTTTTAACTCTTGAGAGAGGTCAATTAATACAAGGTAAGTTCTATAAACCTGGGAAACTATTCTATGCTGAGCCTAGTTATATAGGAGCATTAAATTATATAGAGATATCGGCACAAATAGCAGAGCTACACAAGAATAATATAGATAATGGCATGGTAGGCTCTATGCATATTCATTTATTCGAGGATTTAAGCGATGCAGGTAAACGTAAAAAAGTAGAGAAAGCAATTAACGATAAATTCGTAGGGAGTGAAAACGCTGGTAAGGTAGTTGTAACATGGTCTACTAATCCAGACATGAAAACACAAGTAGATGCTATTCCAGTAAACGATTCTCACGATATGTATGCTCATTTAAGTAGTAAAGTAAACGAGGAGATAGTAGCTGCTCATAGAGTACCTTTGTCTTTAGCTGGTGTAAAAGTAGCTACAGGTTTACAATCCGATGAAGGTATTAATAGAGTATCTATGGAGTATTTTCAAAATACTGTTATTAAACCTTTTCAAATGCTTATTTGTGATAAATTACAAGAGGTATTAAAGTTTAACGGTATAGATGTAGAATGTAGTATTAAACCTTCTCAACCTATTGATTTATTAGCTAGTGATGAGTTAATGCTTCAAACAATGACTAAAAACGAAATAAGAACTAAAGTATTAGGACTTGATGAGTTAGAGGGTATGGATAACGTGCAAGATAACGTACAAAAAGAAGAATAATGGCATTAGATTTAGGTATATTTTTAGAGGGTGCTGAGAGTAGTTTTAAGGTAAAAGTATCTAGTAATGATACTCAACCTAACTACTTAATTAATAAACTTACTTCTAGTGATGCTTCGGTAACTATAACAGAAACTAACGACGGAGGGGTAGAAGTAATTGATTTAACTACTTCTGGAGGAGGTGGTATATCTTCTCCTTTAACCACTAAAGGAGATTTGTTTACCTATTCTACTACAGACGCTAGACTAGGAGTTGGTACAGATGGTCAAGCTCTTATTGCTGATAGTGCTGAGGCAACTGGTTTAAGATGGGGTACTGTTTCTGCTGATAATTTCGCTACTGCTGACTTAACCTTAACGGGAAATAGAACTCATGATTTAGACGGTAATGATCTAACTTTTCAGATAAACGCAACTCAAAGTCTAGATATTAACGGTATAACTGGACTACTCTCACACTATGGAAGCATTAATACCTATGGATCAAACTCAAAGATAACAGCAAGAAACGCCGCAAACACTTGGGATATAGCTACCTTGAAAAGCTTCGGTACTGGAAATGCTGGGGCTTTGACTTTGTCTTTTAACGGCAACGACTACTTAAACGTAAATATCACGAACGGTATAGAAATGTCTCGTTACCTAAACCCAACTGTAAAAACATTCCGAATAAATCCATTAAATGCAAGTTATCTAACTATTCAAGACGTTCAAAATAGCAACTACTGGTACTTCCAAAACGACGGAGGGTTTGGTGTTGGGATTTTACCAACTGCAAGATTACACGTCAAAGGGGGGGGAGGCACTTCATCAACGGTAATAGCTTTATTCACAAACTCCGCTAGCAGTAAAGCATTAGAAATAAAAGATGATATATCTATAGGTTTTTTTGGGGCGACAACCGTAACGCAGCCAGCATCAACAGGAGAAACAACAGGGTTTACGGCGGGGTCCGGAACAGGTATTAATGATGACTCAACTTTTACAGGTAATGTAGGAGCGACAGCTTATAGGATTTCAGATATAGTAAAGCATTTAAAAAACTTAGGGCTTATAGCTCAATAATAAAAAACACAAAATGGCAACAACTTATTTTGTAATAAACGAAGAATTAGAAACATCAAGCGGATTACCTGTAACAGGAGCGCATTTAGATCCTATTGTATACACAAATAAATTAATTTCTAGCGCTATAGTGGGTATTGATGTTCCTGCTTGGGCTTCGTCTCAGGCAATATCGGATGCAGCAGATAGTATTTTCATGAGAAAAAAAGGCACTCTTGATAGGATAGATGGAATTTCTGACTATCAACTAACCCCTACACAAGCAGCTAATCTAATGTCTTTTGATAATTGGACAGACACTATGAAAGATGTTTTTGCAGACGTTTATGGGGTTGATAAGGCTAATATTTCTACTGTAGTTATTTAATGGCAAAGGACGGAATATATAGGGACTTTAAAAAAGAGGATGTCGAAACAGCTTTAATAAAAGCGTGTGATAGAGTTGGAGCGCCTAAGTATGTCCTCAAAATGTTGGAAGATGCTATAAACGATCCATTATGGAATCACATGAAAGACTATAACGGATGTACATTAGTTGAAGATCCGACACATCCTTACGTTCCTTGCTTTCTACACGATTGGATGTGGCGAACTGGAAGAGGAGGGCTTGAAGCTGACAATATTTTCTATCATACTCAGGTGTTATTTGGTATGCCTAAAAAAATGGCTAGAAGACGCTATTACGGTGTTCGTATCGGATGGTTTACTTTCTTTAAATGGAAATACGTAAGGATCGGATTGAAAACACCGCATACAGAATCTATTAAAGAAGCATTAAAATATATATAATGGACGGCAACGATATTAAAAATTTATCCGTAGTGTTTGCTATTGCTAGAAAAGAGTTAGCGCTAGACAGGGAACAAATTAAAGAATTAATCTCGCTTGAAGAGAGGATTATTAAAATATTAGAAGATGAGTATAGCAGAAACGAAGCTGATAACGGAACAGGAAGTAAAGAATTGGACTGATATACCTAATAACGTACAAACGTCTAATGTATCATGGAATATAACTATATCTCAGGATTTATATATTAGAGGTGCTTTAGGCGAGGATTTATATAGTGAGTTATTAGATCAGGTAGAAAACAACACTTTAACAGCTTTAAATACTACTCTATTAAATGGAGATGATAGATTATTTAGAGGACTTAAACCTGCTTTAGCTTGGTGGGTTGCTTATGAGATTTATCCTTACTTACATTCTAAAATTAGCCCTAGTGGTATTCAATCTAAATCTACTGAGGACGCAGTAGCGATAGATTCACGTTCTTTAGAGATTCGTAGAAACATGGCTAAAAAGAAAGCTGAATATTATCTAGATCAATTAATAAAATACTTATGCGACAAAGATACCGACTATCCATTATTTAGAGATAATTCTTTACATAATACAGATTTATTATATGATGGATATGGGCAAAGTGGTATTATATTAGACGATGAGGATAATTGGGACGAGTGGAAAAGAAGCAAAGGAATAACTAGAGAAGATTTAGAGGGATAATATGGCTAGTTTTGTTCAAAACGGAGATAAAGTAAGAATAACTATAGGTACTTCTATTTATGATTATAATTTAAGAGAAGTAGACTATACACATAACGGTACTACAATAACGGTAGAAACCGACGGCTATACTCGTCATAATATAGCTTACTTAGACGTAACATCTCCAAGTAGTACAAACATACAAGACTTAGTTAACCAGTTAAACGCTTATAAACTATCTATAAACGCAAACGTAGATACTACTGGACTAGCTACACAATCAAAACAAGACGATATAATAACAGAGCTTACAGGTTCTCAAAGAAACATAAGTGCCGTTGAGGCAACTACAGCAGGTAGTACAACAGCAGGGGTACAAAGCGTTAGTCTTTTGTTTGAAGGTAATGGAGGTACTTTAAACGGTGTGTCAGTACCTAATAAATACTTTGCAGGGTTTAGTCCTAACGGAACAAACGACACTGTAAACGCTATAAGCTACACACCTCCTACAACAAGTGGCGGTAGAATCATAATAACATACGTATTATAATGGGAGCTTTTCAAGGTATATTAAATGGAGGGGAGGCTACATCTTCAGGTTTTTTAAATCTAGAGAATGTATCGGGAACTAATAACAAGGT